CGTTTGTTACTAGGTCTGTCGATGTTGGAACACTCCAGCCAAAATTTGGGGTGGTTGTTGCCATGCTATAAATCCTGCCATTCTTGTGTAGGGAAAGCCACGCCGTAGCTTGTCCATGTGTAATTATACGGCACTTGATCCCAATTTATTGAATTAAACGCTTGAGAAATTGGGGCTAGTGTCAAGTCTAAAATAAATGCATTTTTATTGATTGTGTAATTGCAGCCAATAGTCAAGTAATCCTGTGTGCCACCCATTGGCTCTGGTGCTTGTACAGTAACCCGGTAGCCAAGCGGATCAGTTAATAGTAAATCTCGCTGCACATTTGTAAAGATAGGGTTTAATAAATTTACGCTTATTTGCTCGGTGCTTAGTAATGGGTAAGCCATGGAGTTAAGTATCTTTTGTCCAACTGTATCAACATCAGCTTGGTTTATTATGTATGTGTCTAACGAGCCAGTCCGATCACCATAGAGAGCCACCGACTCATTCTCGTAGTAAGTAGTTAACCCGGCATCATACTTAGTGATGGTAATTTGATTGCGCAAACTCTCAAATTTATCGCCACCGCGTAAATCGGGATTTATCATGTCTGCTGTAAATGTCAGTGTGCTTACTAATGGTGATTCACCAAAATAGAATGCAAGGCTGTTGTCTGCACTTTCAATAATCCAGCCGTAAATGCCATAAGTAATTGCTACTAAGTCTGACCATGTATCATGTAGGCCAGCATCTAGTGCTTGATCTATTGCACTTGTCCCATAAGTTATAGCTGGGAAATCAACTAATCTTGTAGTGTCCACATTTGCCCATGAGTCTGGCCCATAGTCTGCCCATGTTAAATTGCGATTAATAGCAAACCAATTAAAAGCCGTACTGTGTTCCTCAATAAAAGGGATCAGGGCATCTGCCACACCCTCTGTATAAGTATCCACATAATAATTTGTGTTTTGTAATAATGAGATTGTTGAAGTAATTACAAATTGCCACTCAAGAACAAATCCGATAATTCCAAAGTTTCTGTAGCTGCTGGTTCTATTAGTAACATTTCCAGCCTGTAACACTTCGTAAGTTAAGGATGATGTTTGTATCTGTATCTCAACCCATGATCCAAGTTCTATGTCCGGGACTATGTTTTCGTCAAACAATAATGAAAGTGTGCAAGATGCTGGGTACGGCTCATTAATAAATTCATAAGCACCTCTTGAAATGTTTAGGTTGTAATCAACCATTGAGGTAATTTCAGTCTTAGTTGCGCTGTGGTCTGTATTTGGCGGCAAGGTCATAATCCGTATGACTGGTGTGAAGTCGGTCATGACATTGCGCCGGCAAGATTGATTGGGCCACTCACCCGACTCTGCGTTTGGAGTACACGCTCTATGCTTCGGCGAGCTGATGCAGCATCAACAATGCCGTTAAAGATAAATGTGTTTCCGCCATTGCTTGATGCGCTTGAGCGAATAGATCCCGAGCCATTAGGCACAAACATTTCAGGGCCAAATTCACCCACGCGATAAGCACCACCAGCCATAACTGATCCACCAGCAGCTCTACTGCCTTGTCTAAATGTGTTAGGCAAACTAGGCAAATTGGCGGCAAATCCTGCCTTGCCCTCGCCAATGATAATTGTGTCTAGGATTTTGCCACCGATGGATTTGGCACTCTTCACTGCCCCGGCAACAGAGTTGATTGCCCCAGCTAAAGTTTCTAAAGCATTAGCAAATGTAGTCAATTTGTTAGTTGCCGATGCTTCACCTGTAAAGGCATTAAATAGGGTTACAAACGAATCTGCAAGGGCTCTAAGTGCGCCACCTAAACTGGCTGCACCTGTGTTGCCTACATCGCCCTGTAACTCTCTGGCTCTTGCGGATAGGCCGTCCCTATCTTTGCCACCGAATGCACTAATTAAGTCATTGGCTGCACTGGTGATGTTTACCATTACAGGCAAAAGTTTTGTGCCTAATTCTGCTCTTGTGTTTTCTAGGTTGGCTTTAAGTATCTTTTGCTGACCAGCCAGTCCATCAGATGTGCGAGAAAAGTCACCTTGGGCATCTGTAGTTTGTGCCATGATGATTTCATACCTTGCAAGCACCTTGGCTGTTTCGGTAAGTTGGTTTTTCTTATCGCGCTCTAGTGGAATACCTGTTCGGGCTTCATAGTTCAATGCACCCTGATCAAGTGCGGCTGCAGAAAGTAATACGCCGTACTTTCTAATCGGTTCGGCTTCACCACGTAATGCAGATCCAATGGCAAGGATTGCATCCTCTGGGCTGGTGTTATAGAAAGATCCAAGATCGGCTGCAAGGGTCACAGACTTCTGACTAAACTTTGTCAGGTCAGCGCCAGTAAGCCCGGCAGACTTACCTAGTGTGGCAAATGTTGATGAGGCTTTTAATGCTTCTACTTGGCTAAGTCCTAAGGCTGTGTCAGCACTTTCAGAAAATGCTTGGATCGCTGCAGCTGACTTGCCAAAGATTACATTGGACTTGCTTATTTCCTCGGATAGATTACTAGCAGATTTAACTGCATCCATTCCAATCTTTACAGCCATTGCCCCGGCAGCAATACCTACTGCAGCAAATGATTTAGCCATCTTGCCTGATGATTTGCTTACACTGGTTTCAAACTTCTTTGTCTTGTTTTCGGCCTTGTCCATGCCGTCAAGGAATTTCTTAACATCTGCTAGTAAAGAAAGTTTAAGTGTGCGTGTATCAGCCATTATGAAAACCTCGCCCAATTGTCCATTACTTTATTCACAGCTACGAACCACCTTTTCTTAATTTCAGGCTGCATAGCCTTGAGTGTAGGAAAGATCCAATAGCCTGTATTGCCCCTACCCTCTCGGGATGTACGGGGTGGGAATTTGTAGCCGCCATTTGGAAATGTGCTTAATGTACCAAAGGCATTACGATTACCACCAAATTCATTTCCCCATAACAGTGTGCCAGCATTTGCCCCACCAGATACGCGACCAGTTCGGCCACCCACTCTTACAGTCGGCACACGATCTCTAGCTGGCTTAACACTTGCGGCTATGATGGCCGCTTGCCTTGGGTAAATTGGGTGGGCGTAGCCAGCCTGTTGAATACCTTTGGCAGTCCATGCGCTAATTGAGTAAACATCATCTTTCAGGGCAACTTGTGCTTCTTTGTCCATGACATTTAAGGCCTTTAGCAATCCGCGATAGTCAGAAAGGGTAGGCACAACTTTAATTGATGTTCTAGATTCAGCCATGTCCATTCCTTTCTGCTATCAATTGACTTGCCGTTGTTACATCAGCAACCGACCAAGTGTAAAGATCCTGCAAGGGTATTCCGGTAGATACGGCTATCCGCACTAACAGATCCCTTAACTGTCTTTTGGGCTTTCCTCAACCCACTCAAAACCCTCAAACTCTCCATCAACCCACAATTGCTGTGTGCCTAATTTAGTGTGTCCTTGGGCCTTAGCAGCTTTATGGAGTAAAGCGGTTAAGACATCTAAAGATCCTTCTTCTATCAACTTCACTGCCTGATTGAATGTGTAACCGAGATCCCTCTCTAGTTCAATCCACAGCCAAGTTGATTCGGCATTTACTATGTACTTATTGCCTTGCTTTGTTCTTACTTCGAATTGCATAATGGTTGCCCTGTTCTCTCGGTTAAGCTCGGCCTACTGAGCCATCATTTACGACAAAGCTAAGTGAAGTAGTTAGTACGTCAGTTGCCGCGCCACCGACTGTTGGGAACACTGGATAGACCGAGCCCGTAAATGTGTCCCCATTAACATCGAAGGAAAAGCTCAGGGTAGTGTCTGGCGCTGAATTAGCCGCATCCCAAAGAGCGGAAATAAGACCTGCTGTAGATGTTGAATCTTGGTAAAGTTCAACATTTAGTGTGGCCGTCTTATCTACAGTCTTGTAGGCGCGACCCGATAGGACTTCTAACACTTGCTGGTTATTTTCCATTTCAAGTGTAACTGTTGATGCTTGATCGGCGTATGACACAGAGTTAATGCTCAGGGTCAGATTCCGACCAGTTATGTATGTTGCTGGCATGACTTGCCTTTCTAGTTGGTTGTGACCATCTCTATGCTGAGTTGGCTGATTAGCATGTCGGAGTTTCCGATTTGCTGGACTGTGGGCTGTGACCATCCACCTAATAATGAATAGTTATTAGATAACGAATTGGTAACAGAGAGTATTAAAGTTTCAAGGTTGGCTAGTGCGGCTTGATTATCTACGGCATTGACGATGGCTGTGATGTCAAAGCGAATGTGCAAACGACCAGTGCCAATGGACGCTACCGAGATGTATGGCGATCCCGGCACAAGCACAATGGCTGGCACTGCGACATTCTCATTTGGGTATGAGTAAACAACTCGCCCGGCAGCTGCAAGTGAATCGCCTAGGGCTGTACGTATTGAAACTAGATTAGCCATTATCCGACCATCGCATTTGTATCAATCCATTTACCTAGTAAACCTGATACCCGAGTAAATAGGGATCGGCCTAGACGGTATGGTGCTGGGCTTTGGAAGTCCACACCCTGCTGGCCGAGTGTGCCATTACGGGTGATAAAGATGTCGGATGCTACGGCAAGTGCAGCTTCTCTAACCTCTGGGATCAAGCTGTAGTCAATGTATTGGCTGGCAGTTAACTTGCCAACTGGTCTAATTGAGTGATTTGGCTGATCTGTTCCAGCATTTGTGTATGACAAAGTATCCTCAGTTACTTTTGTAATTGTCTTTGTGCCGTTGTAACCTGATCCGCAATTTGCAATAGTTACTGATTGGCCTACATACAAGTCATGTGGGCGGTCAGTTGTAAGGGTTGCTACATTGGTGTCTCGCTTATGCGAAATGATGCCCCATTCTTGCTTGGTCAACATTGACAAGATTATGTTTTCAGCTGCATCAGCGCATTCCTGCACGATTGAATCTGCATAGATGTCACCAATACCAAGTACGGCTTTTAACTCGCTTAGTACAATCAGTGCCATCTCAAATCCTTATCTATGGGGTGTGTGGGGGGCACAGGGCCGCACCCCCCACACTCTTAACTAACTCTGACTTAGGTCAGGTTAAAGCGACGTACTCCACCGGCAACAATCGTCTTGACGGCCATGTAACCGTAAAGCATTGTTTCGATTTCGCCAGTTGTAACTACGTTTGTTGATAGCTGCAATACTGGGCTTTCGTAGATTGCAACAGATGATGGCACAACAATAAATGCTGACTCATCAATGCTGGTTGAAACAGCCTTGTTGGATACGTATAGGTCTAGGCCCATTACGTTTCCGCGTAGTGACTGTGTACCAACTGCACCGGCAGCGTTTTGTGGCTGTGATGCGCTGAAAATTGGTCGCTTGGATGAATCCTGCGCGCCGATTAGCAAACCCCATTGGGATGTGCCAGCAATGTAACGTGTGGCCAATTCGCCAGTTGCAAGGTAAGCAGCTGGAGTTTCGGTCTTAACGAAAGACACAATGCCATCAACATCTGCAGCGGTTGCAGTTGCCTGTGTTCCACCTGATGTTAGTTCAGCAATTACTGCAGCTTCAGTTGCCTGTGCGTAAACGCGGCGCATGTTGTCTAACATTGCAGCGTAGAAACTTGGATCTGCGCGGTCAAATAGTTCTACAGAATAACGCTGTAATCCCTTATAAGCCTTTACAGTTGCATCAACATATGATGACACAATTCCTGTTTCGGATGGTCCGGCACCTTCAGCAGTTTCTGCAACTGATCCAGATGTGGTGATCTTTGGAATAGATACGGTCATACCTGCATTAGGTAATGAGCGTGTACCGATTGCATCAATTGCGCCACGTGCGCCGATCTGTGTATCTACTACCTGTGATACATACTGGATTGGCTTAAAGGCTGGGTTAGTTGTAAAGGAATCGTCAGCTGCATTTACATGCTTTGCATCCTCTGCCTTTGCGTGTGCAATCCATTCAGCACTTTCGTGGTTTCCACGTTGTGCCTTGATTGAATGCTCTAGGAAATGTGCTTGGGTCTTGATTGGTGATCGCGGCTTGGTGTAAGCCACTGGTGCAGCAGCGTGAACAACAGCGGCTGCTGTTACTTCATCTGCAACTGGTGTTGTTACTTCGTCCACTGTTGTCTCCTGTGGTTCATCCTCAGCAGGGGTTTCTGCCTCGGTGGTTTCTGGGGTTTCGGCTTCGGTAGCCGCAACGCTTGATATGGTGGCATCCTTAAATGCAGGATTCGTGACATGGGCCACTGCCTCCAAAACACTTGATGCAACAACCATGACGCCTTTTTCGATGGTGTATTCATTGACCTTGGCTTCAATGCTAAATGCCGGGCGCAATCCCTCGGCGGCTTCTACAAGCGCATCATTGCCAGCGTTAGTCGGCGCAATCTTGAAAGCCATTGAGATGCCAGCTGGTGTTACTTCTAAAGAATTTCCGACTCCGCGGCCTAGGGGTCTAGTTCTGTCATGCTCGCTATTAAGGATGATCTCACTTGGGTCAATGTCACCAAATGCGCCAAACTCAAAGCGCACTGGCCCGGCGGATGTGTTGCCTACCTTGGCAAAAGGTACAACTAGACCTTTAATTGTTCGGGTTTCGGTATCGGCTGCCAGAATTTGGCCCTCAAAATTAAGTTGCATTTGCTTCATTTCCTCTCGGTGCTAAGTCCATTTCCTCACGCGCTTCATCTACATTTATGATTCCAGCTGCAAGCATTTTCTCTAATACTTCAATTTGTTCTAGTGGGTTACCGCGTAGGTAATCATCTAGATCAAACTTGACCACGCTTCCACGCGGTGTCAGGTCATTCATTGATAGTCGCTCAGAGATGCAAGCCATGTAAGGTTTCAATGAAAAGTCAACAAGGCTTCGGCGCTCTTGGCTTACGTTTGAGTAAGTGGCGCTGGCTGATTCTGCGTTTATGTACCATGCAGGGATGTTGCATAGTCGCGCAATTTCCGCAGCTGTGTTTAAGCGTGATTCAGTAAGTTGCATTTGTCCGGCATCATAGCCAAATGTGGTTACATCTAGTGGCCCTGATAAGTAGGCAGTTGATCGCTGTTGTCTGGCTAGTTTCCATGATGCAAGCAAACTTGATACTTGCTCGGCTGGTAAATCTACGCCAGTGTTTTTAATAACCATTGTTGGATTAGGTTCGGCAGCCATTCGGCTCACTGCCATTTCAAGTTCCAATGCAGTTCTAATTGTTCTGCCACCGCGGTTAAGTATGCCCTCGTCTACACCACTAAACATAATTAATGATCCAACACCATAGGCTGGCAATAAATTACCGTCTAAATAAAATCCGTTTAGAATTTCATCAGTTTGTAGATCAGTTGTGAAAGTAACTCGGGTTGGATCAATACGCCTACATGCAGTAGGTCGGCCATCCTCTGGGCTAACTTCTAAGATAAGCCAGAAAGCATGTCCCAAAAATAAGAGGTCCTCTACGGTCCAACACATTGTGACCATACGGGGCAACGCTGGGTCAGGTTGCTTAAGTAGCGGTCGGCCTTCAATTCTTGCTCCAGTTACTTCATTGTATGAATGTAGGCCAAGTTCACCGATAGTTCCACAGATGATGTTTCTGGCTCTGGCTACAGCTGGTACTTGCATTGCATCACCACGATTGATCCCAAAGGATTGAAACGGGCTGAAAGTATCTTGGTAATAGGGAATGGCTAGATTTGCTTTGGCTTCAACCTGTGGTTGCTGGGGTGTAGTACCCAATAAGAAATCAATAAATCCCATACTTGCATTATCTCATAAATACGCAAATTGTATGCATTGGTATGTCGTGTCTTAGCGCCCGGGCTAGCGATAGGAGTTACTAGCCCGGGCTTGATACTCTGCCAAGATAACGTATCTACGCAGATACTACTCTACGGAATCTGCAATCTCTTGTACTTCGATTATGTTGTCATTTGGTTTTGATGGATCATAGCCACCAAGTCCGTATGTAATTATTTGACCCATTATGCAACCCTTAGAAATACCATTTGTGGGGCGGCTGTTCCAAGTGTTACACCTGACGCATTAGACAATGTGCCAGTCACGCCAGTTTGTTCCCATTTTAATGAATTACCAGCACCGGGAGCAGTTGGTAAATTGTACAAAGCGCTGCTGCCGCCCGCGTAATTATTTGTAGTTGCATTTGTCTGAGAAACAAAACACAGATAGTAAACGCCAGCGTTCAATGTCTGATTTATAGTTATCTCATAAGTTGTACTAGCTGCAACTGGCGCAACTGTACCTGCATCTAAAACTAAAACATCTGGCTTGCCATTTGTATCAGAATAAATACCCAACCTTACTACCGCTGAACCCGAAAAATTTGCGGAAGTTCTTATTGAAATCCTGTCAAAAGTAGTTGAAGTTCTTAAAAAAATTGGCACATAACTTGCAAGACCAGCAGTAGTAGCAGTAACAGCTGGCGTTTTACTAAGAAAACTGGCCGAGAAATAAAAACCACTTGGAGTTGTAACCATAAACGCATCAGAGTTTTGGTTAATCCATTGTGTGTTGTAATTAGTGCCGTCTATTTTAGAAAGTATCTGACCAGTTGTGCCACCGACTGGAACACCTTGACCATTTGCACCAGTAGCACCAGTAGCGCCAGTAGCGCCAGTAGCACCGGTTGCACCAGTCAAACCTGTAGGTCCTGTAGGTCCTGTAGGTCCTGTAGGTCCTGTAGGTCCTGTAGCACCGGTTGCACCCGTTGCACCCGTTGCACCCGTTGCACCATTAGTTCCGTTTGTGCCGGCTGCACCTTGAATGCCAGTCACTTGTGATGAAATTTCAGTAACTACATCAGTAGTTTCAATAGTCGCTGTGCTGTCATTGACTTCGACAACAGTTGTGACTGTGTCAGTTACCTCAATTGTGGTACTCAAGCTACGCTCGTTTCCCCAATGACAGTTAGTGTGCCACGAAGTAACCAAGTTACATAACTACCGCTGGTCAGTTTCAGGTTGTAGTTGTATGGCCCAGATGGGGTAGATGTTGTAGATGCAGCTGTAATTGTCACTGCCACTGTACCTGCAGCCCCGCCCAATGTTGGAGTGATCGTAAATAGCACAGTGTCATCTGGTATTGTCTTTACCTCAAACACGCCAGTGTAACCTGTCCAGTTAACGGCAGTGCCATTGGTTTTGACAGTCCATGTCTTTTCAAAAGTTGCGCCCTGATAAAGGGTCAAGTTATCTACACCGGGTTCAATCATGCCTACATCTTAACCTATCCAGCCATAATAACTGGCAGTGTTTGTGGCGCTGTTGCGTGTCCAGCCGCCATTACTAAAGCAATAGCGGATGTGATCGGTACTTGGGCAGCTCTACGGTTTATCCGCCATCCGCCATCACTTGCTGGTCGTCTAGCACATGCAACTAAATGCTGGTGAAGTGTCGGCTGTCCGGGATGTATAAACAATCCCTGTTGCATGGCATTTAATGTTTGATCGCACATAATTGCAAACCCGGCAGATGCCCATGGTGTTGGCTCAGTAGCCACGCCAGCTTGTGCCAGCCTTGGCGCAATGTATCCAGCAGTGTTTGGATCATAGGCAAATTTTCTAGGATTGTATCTGCGTGTAAGTTTAGCAATTTCGCCTGTTAATTCTAAATCATTAATACCGCCATCCTTTTGCCATTCATGTAGGAATACAGCCAAGCCCTCTGGCCTTTCTTGAATAGTGACTAGGCAAGCAAGTTCACGATTAAATGAAAGATCAATCGCCATGTAGGTAGGCAATCCATCCTCTAGACTTACTTCCTTTTCGCCAGCATTCCACATGTCCATTGGCCATGGTGAATCAATAGCATCTACCCACATGCATAATGTTTCAGTCTTGAAAGCATCCTTTGTGCTAAAGATCGAAGCATCCTTGATGTTTTCTTTTGTAATGAAGTGACCCATTGCCGGGTTAGCCATAGCCCAAGCCTTTTCGTCATTTACATTTGAGCCACTGGGTGCGCTGTACTCGTAGTAGCCAAATCTGGGTGATGCAAATGTCAATGCCCTTGCCCGTTGCTCGTTAAGTACATTGCTGTTTAGATCGCCAGCATTAGATGTCCACCAAACTTGGGCATTTGGTCTAGCGCGTGTAATCGGTGTTACCGCTTGCCATGTTGATTCATCAATTTCTCGCAATTCATCTACATAAAGCAAATCGGCTGTTGATCCGCGTGGGCCTTCGCTGGTCGCAGCTCTAATTGAGTATTTACGGATTGGCTCGCATTTCTCATTGCATGACTTTGGGTAGTGATGGCAATACACCTCTAATTCCTCTTGGCCATTAGTCCGGGATACGCGCTTAATACGCTTACGCATCCAGTCAAGGCTTTCTGCCATGTCCACAGTTTGCTTAAATGTATCCAGTGACAGCTGCCTAGTCTGTGACATGGCAATAGTGCTTTTCTCACCAAAGATGTACAAGCCAGCAAGAATACGCATCCGCATCATGTGTGTCTTGCCATTCTGTCTGGCCACTAACACACCTACTTGCGATCTAGCCCATGTGCCGTCTTTGTTTACCTTGAGGGCATCATCTAAGACATGCTTTTGCCAAGGCAATAAAGGCACACCTAATTCATCAGCTAGATGGCTTACTAACGGCCCGGCTGACGGCAGCTTTAGCGGTGGGCTTTGTACTCTTGGTTTTGACGAGCCGTAGGAAATCCCCGACATATGCTGTCCCATCATTGTCATCTGTCTTTTTGCTGGCAGTTCGCGTTTCAGTAGTCAAGTGCAACTGCTGTAAGACTGTTAAAAATCTACCACTCAAGGCCGTTATGTCTTTGAGATCCGCGCCAGTGTCAAAGGCCGTATCTAAGGCCAAGGCAACGCGCCGGGCCAAAGTTACTGCAGCTGCATCAGATGGATCAATCCATTTGGCTGCCACTAACGCAGATTCCAGTGATAGGTAGCAACCAATTGGGCGTACCTCGGTTACTTCGTGGCACACTAACTGTCATTGGGGAAACGAGCGTAGCTTGAGTACCACAATTGAGGTAACTGACACAGTCACAACTGTTGTCGAAGTCAA